CTGCCGTCGGCATAGCGGTCGAGATAGAGCGTCAGTTGCTTGCCATTGACGACGCCGACCAGTTCAAAGGTTTCGGTCTTTATTAAATTTACTACATATATCACCAAAATAATACATATATTTATCCCAATTTAAAAGTGCTTTATCACTAGAAGTAGTAGCACTATATTGATAATATGTATCAAGAGCTTCACGTTCTTTTTCAGAAAGATATTCATAAAATTCATCTATAATTTGTTGTTTAGTCAACATACGACGTTCAGCAAACATATCATAATCTTCTGCAAACATATTATCATTAGGAACAGGAAAAGCATCTCTAACACTAACAACACGTTTAATTAATTGATTACCTACAACATCTCTATATGTATAACAAGCTCCAAAAGCAACAAATTCAAAATAAGCTCTAGCGTATATAGTAAAAGCATCAGTAAGGTCATCAATAACATTAATTAAATCTTGTCCTTGTGCACTAATATCATCAATAAAATTTTCATTAAATTCTTTAATAAAAGCTTCAATATCAACAGCTTGTTCAGGATTAAATTGTTCAGGATTATTACCTTCATTAACAAACTGCATATAACTTTCTTGTATTTTCTTAGCAACAGCTTGTTCTGCAAGCATCATAATTTGTTTACCAAGTTCAGCATCTCTAGCAAATACAACTTCTGGATTATTAGCTCCAACAATAAAATCATGTGGATTCTTAATATATTCACCAATATATCTTCTAATAATACCTTTCATCATATCATAATTACGCATAGTAGCTGGAAAACGAGTAAGATTTTCATCTTTCTCATTATAAGGATTAAGAGTTTTTCTATAATATTCTCTAGGAATATTACCAAGAAGAATATTAAACTTTTCTTCTACATTAAAATCAGCTTTACAAGCAATACCAGCTTCTATAACATAATCACAACATTTAGCATACCAATCAACTTCTTGTTTTTCAGCATAACTAACGTGCTGATTAGGAAAATCAAGTCTACCAAAATTATACATATCTTTATCTATTTAATCTTAAAACCATTGTCTATTAAAAATATCTGTTTTATCATTCTCTTCTGTAACTTTCTTACGACTAGCAAGTTCTCGTTTACCTTTAATATCAATAGACTTCCAATATATACCTAAAAGTATAAGACTAGATATACGGTCAAAGTTACCTTCAGCATTAAACTTTTTAAGTTCAAGAATTGTTTGATAATCAAGAAATCTTTCAAAAACATAAATATCTTCTCCAAATTCATTCTTACCAATAACTTCATATAAGAACTCTTTAAGAAGTCGAAGACCATCTAGTTTCTTAGGACCACTACCAATATTATAACCATAACTAGTACTAACTTTTTCTTTAACAGCAGAATCCCAAACATATAAAGGTTCATAACCTAGATATTTAGTAGCTTTCCATTTACGAAAATTAGAAACAGTTTCACCACGATTTATTTCTACAAGTCCAGTACCAATACAATTATACCATTTACATAGTCGATAAAACTTTTCATCAGCTTCTTCTAGTCTTTCAGTACGTCCATAATATGCAGCACATAATTTAGGTTTAAATCCATTACGTTCTCTAGGCATTTCAATAACAAATATACTATTATGAGAATGTCTATCAGTAATTTCTTTTTTATCTTTATCAATACCAACAGGGTCATAAACTGCAACATAAGTACCGGGAAGAATACTTCTTACAAGTCTATCATTAATATATGTTTCTTCATATTCTGGAGCAAACCAAACTCTTATACAACCATGAGGGTCTTCGTTACCACGTCTAGGAACTCCTTGAATATAATCATAAGTTTTCATATCAGGATTTTCAATTCTTATACGAGCATTAGATTTAAAATAAATCTTTTTAGTTCCATCTTCAAATAGTTCACCATCAGTATAAAACTTATAACTATTATCAACTCGAAGTTTATCTTCAAACTTATTAAGAGCTTCACTACTAAATATATTTTCACTAGCACTACTAAAAGATTCAGCAGGAAATAAAGCACGTTGACCAAGATAATTAAGATATTCTGCAAAAGTCTTAGCAGTCTTTTTCTTTTCAACTCTTTCTCGTGCAGCAAGTTGAAGTCCTATTCGTAGATTACTATTTCCATCTTCATCAAATCCTTTAACTCCGTCTATTTCACCTTCAAGACCCCAAGCATAAGATTTAAAGAATCCACAAACTTCATTACGAGCATCATTATCAAAAACATTTTCAAAAGCCATAAATCCAAATGCTCTAGGATTATAAAAGTTTTGTTCAAATATTTGCATATTAGCAGCAGTAGCAGTTCCCCAAGCCATAAGAGTACCAGTAGTACGAGTACCAACAGTCATTGTAGGTTCGGTTACATTCATAAACTCATCAAAATTCTGCATTGTAGATAACTCTTCAACTTTAATTGTAACAGCATCTTTACCAATAGCACAGTCTGGATTATTATTAGCACTAACGCTTAAAAGAGAACTAGACCAACTATCATCAGCTTCAACTCCATTTTTCATACGATAACCAAGTTTAAAACTATCAGTAGTAGGACTATATATACCTCTTTTAAATGGAGTCTTTTCTTCAAAGAACTTTAAGTTATTAACAGCAAAATCACTTAAACCTCCTTGTTTAATTAAATATTTATTATCAGCTGCAACATGAATAACAACTTTATGTTTAGATAAGTTAACTTCATTAGAACTATCAGCAGCCATAATATAAGAAAAACCTCCACGTCGAGTTTTATCAATAATAAGATGTAAACCATTACGTCTACAAAATTCTATAATTTGCCAAGTCCAAAATTGAGCATCAATAAAACTAGGAAAACTATAAATCTTTTTAGCAGTAGCTCCATGTTCAGTAACAATAACAGATGATTCATCTGTACGTTCCATACGAGTATAATTAAGAAAATTATAATGACCACCTGTTATCCAAACATCTTCTATACTTCCATCTGGATTTTGCCAACAAGGAGCAGAAAAACCATTACGTCGTCTATCACATTCTCTACGTCTAAATTGTCTATGAGGAATACTATCAACTTTAAATTGAGTATATTTACCTGTGGCTTGATATGTTCTAGCAGCTTCATTAAAAAGTTCAGTATTAACAAATTTGCCAGGTCTAATATTTAAAAGAAAGCCACCACTATCTCCAATTAAAAAGTTATTATGAGGGTCATACCATCCACAATCACTAGCTTTCTTATACTTTTTCTCTTTATCAGGTTCTTCAATGTATTCTAGAAAAGGATATTTACCATCAGCCATAATATTTTATTTAACTAGTAAACAAACAACAAAAGCGATAGCGCAAACAGCACCACCGCTTACCAAATATCTATTCTTACGTTTAATACGTTCAATAGACTTATTTAAATTATCATTTACTTTATTACTATTATCAAGATTATTTTGTAAAGTTTCAACTTCTTTATAAAGAGCATTATATTTAATCTTATGGAGATTAATTATACTATCTTGTTCGTTAATAATATCTTTATAAAGTTTAGCTTTAATAATTTTAGTATTAGCAATCTTAATCATATTAATAGGAACAAGAACAGTTGTATCAGTAGTGTTGACTCCCCGTGGAGGATGCACTACATTATCAATCTCACTCTGACACCAACTTCTTGAATAACTCCCAAGTAGCACTGTCATTAAGACTAATAACTTTATCTTCAATATCTTTTTCATGTTCTTTAAGTTTATAAACTACACTTTCTCTTTCAGTTATAACTAACTGTATAGAATCAATCCGAACATGATTAATAGCAGTGTCACTTTTATTATATGAATTGGCTTCTACACTAAAACGACTTATTGATAAATACAAAGTTAAACACAAATTGATAATCGCTATTATAAATATTGCTATTAATATCTTCTTCATGACTCTATACAGTATTAAGTTAATCTTTTATTTCTATAAGTTTATTAAGCAAATCAAGATTCCATCTACCAGTTTCTTTAAGACCAAGAACTCTTTGAGCCATCTTGATAGCTGCAACTTGACCACAATTCACGTTAGTATCAAATAATTGTTCAGCAACTCTCTGACTATTAAAATCATCAAGTTCAAATACATCCCAATAACCTATTTTATACTTTTCCCAAACAAGTTTCTGAAGCTGAACATCATTATCAAGCTTAGACTTAAACTCTTTACTACCAACAGTATAATGTTTCTTATAAGAATCAATCATAGTCCAACCTTGCCAAGTAGGATTATATTTACGACTGATACCTCTATAAGTTTCTCCACCAGCATCATCTTTATCGTTTACATAACCACCTTCTTTAATAGATAGTTTTTTAAAAGCATCTCCAAAGTAAGCCATAATTTAATTTATATAAGGATTAGTACAATATCTAAAACAATCAACAGCGTCATAATATTCATCTTCATCAAATTCTTTAATTGTAACCCAAAACCAAAGAACTTTAATTTGAACTTTATAAATCACAAATTCAAAGTCATCACCAATATGATGTTCATCGCCAATTAATCTTATATTTTTTCTACGATTAATAATATACATAACTTATTCATCAAGAGTTCTACGAATCCAACCTCTAAGAAATTTAATATTATTTCCTTTACCAGCAATATCATTATAATATCTAATACGTTCAAGTTTATATTTAGCTACAAAATAATCAGCACTAATTGTAGTATCAGATTTATAAGCGTTAAGAGAATCTTGAGTTCTACGAAGTAATTCTTTAGTTAAAACTAATTCATTAACAGCAGTAGAATCAGTAACAGGAACATAACGAATTTCAGGAACTGGAGTAATACGTTTAGCACATCCACTAGATAAACAAATAGCAAATATAACTAAAACAATAAAACCAATAATTACTCCAATTAAATTGTCTTTATTTAATTTCATATAGCAAGTTTAAATTGAGTTTGAACACCACTAGCTTTAATTTGTAATTCTCTATCTTTAAGAACTTTATTAATATCATCACGTAGATAATTCATAGTAAAGAATTTAGTAGTTTCAACAGGATTTTCTTTAATATGATAAAGACCATCAGAAAATCTTTTTGGCATACCATATTCATTAAGTTCAAAATCACTATCAATATGACATAACCAAATACCTTTAATAGTTAAACCAAGTATATATTCAACAGCAAAAGCATACATACTAAGTTGAAGATTATATATAGCACCATTACAATTAGGAAGATGATTAAGAGGAGCTAAAAGTCGTTCATCTTTATCAACCCAAACATTAGTTTGTTGTGCAGGTTTAACTGTTTTATCTTTCTTATAATAACCACTACTAAATTTTAATCCACCACGATTAGTTTTCCAATCACCCACAACAGCACAATTAGTATCTTCATTAACTAGAAGAATATCAATAGTTCCACTAATTAACCAATCTATAAGAAACATACCAATCTCACTATAAATCTTATATCCTCTTTCAGTGTACATTTTAAACGCATCATAAATAAGAGGATAACGATTATTAGTAAGTTCAATAAAATCTTTAAGATTAAGAAGTTTATAATTAGCACCAAAATTTGGTATATCAGCAATAGTAACCATTACACCATCTTCACGTTTATCAAGATAATTAATAGCTTGTTGAAACATAGATGCTCCTTTAACGCCATCTTCAAGACCATTATGAGTATTAGTTCCACGTTCACAAGCTTCTTTAGTAATAGTTGACCATTGTTCCTCTAGTTTCTTCTCACTTATTCCTAGTTCTTTAGACTTCTTTCTCAACCAATAGTTCTTATCGAACTTTGGAGCATAATTATGAAGGATAGTAGTAGTTGAAATATAATCATTACCTAGACTATCATTATATTTATGTTCTTCTTCATGAAAAATAAGTCTAATATCATTATATCTTTTATCTCTAAGTTCCATATTATTAATACCATTAAGTTCTACACCATCTTCAACTCCAATAACTTTAGCCTTAATAGAGGCAACAGCCTCCTATGAAGTATAAGAATTAATATAGAAGTGTTGATCAATATCTGCACCATCTTGTGAACTAAAATAACTATTTAATGGTTGTATTTTACTTTCTTCAATCTAAAAATCTTCACCATTAAATATAGAATTAAAATACTCAGAATTGACATCATATTCAGGACATATAGCTCCAAACT